GGTGCTACTACAGGATCAGGCGTATTCTGAACCTGCTGCGCGACTCTACCAAGTTCACCGAGCCGCTTCGATTCGGCGTTGACCATCTCGTGACACCTGGCGATTGTCTTGATCGCAAGGTCCGGGGATGCATCATACAGTCCCGAAATCTCTTCTGCTGTCATACCCATACGCTGGGCAGCACGATAGTGACTATCAGACAATGCTGGCTTATCGGCTTCCCCGGGCTCGTCGTCATCGTCCGGGTCAGGATCAGGATCGGCTTCCTCTTCCTTGGGCTCAGGATCGGGCTCAGGGTCGGGGGTAGGGTCTCCATCAGCTTCCGGTTCGTTGTCGTCGGGCTCAGGGGTAGGCGTCGCAGGTTCCCCCGCGAGGGCAATGCCTCCGTCAAAATCGATTTTATCAATAGCGGCCGTCATCTCACCTACTGCTGTGGCTTCCGCCGCTATTTGTTCTTCTCGTTCTTTGTCCATGTTTGGTTCCCCTAGATTAGTTGTTTTCTTCCGCCCGCCTTCACAACACCGCGGGCATCGTAGTACTTATCAGCCTGCTTGACTGAGGTCAGCACAGGGCGACATTGCTTGTCCACCTTGACGTCAGGGTACAACTCCTGGTGCTCCGCACGTTGCGACGGGTGGATGGCCAGTGCGTCCGAGTGCAGATCTTTGCTGTAGCCACTCTGGTACACTGTCGGGGTGTTGGCCATGATGTCCTTGGTCATCAGGTAGCCACATGTGGGGCACACCTCCACACGGTCGGATTCAGCCATCGGCTTAATGATATCCTCGCGACGGCCACAGTCACCACACTGATAAATGTAGGTAGCCATTACTTCTTCCCCTTACGTTTGTCCACATCGGATGGCATGTCCTTCATGGACACACCGGCCTCGGCCAGTCGGGATTGAACCAACTTGGTAGCCGCGCTCTTGGTATCGGCTTTCTTTTTCTTCTTGGGTGTCGCCTTCTTTGGCTTGCCCCACCCGTCCTTGAACATCTGCGGATACTTCTTGCGCGTGTTGTACTCAGCCTTCATCTCTTCGGCGTGCGTGCCTTTGCCCACGGCGAGTTTCTTTTTCTTGGGTTTGCTGAACAGTCCCATTACATACCTCCACGATTCAAGTTCTGCTGCCCGACAGCCGCTGTGGCCTGGGCGTTCTGGTTGAATTGCTCAGTGGGTGTTCCCGGTGGCGTGCCGCCTACAGGCAGACCACCGTTCTGTGTCCCGCCGCTGTCACCCCCGCTTTTCTTAGGCGAGCCCAGCATATCAGCGTGCCACTTCATGCGGGCCTGGAATCCCGGGTCCGTCCAGATACCATCAGCGATAGCAGCAATGCCCATGTCCTCGGCCACGTTAGACAGGTACGTGGAAATGTTGAACTGCTGCCCCGCCTGCATAGCGAGGGACAACGCATTGAACGCCTGCGGCAGCACCTTCAACGTGAAGTACGACACGGCCTGCTCACGGGCTACCGGGTCCATCTTGCTCATAGACCGCTGTACGATCTCGAACCCAAGCGTCTCAATACTGCCGGTCTTGTCGTCTGGGGTCAGATACAACTGCTGCTCTTCTCCAGTAGGCAGCCGTTTGATCAGCGGAATCCCGGGCTGTCCGGGCTGGAACAACAGATCGTCGTTGTGCAAGAACCAAGCCTGCTTGCCGGATATCTCACTGGTCGTGTCATAGATCATGTCGCGCATGTCGCCAATACTGACAGACGCATTCTGCTGTAGGATCTGCTGGCCGGTTGCCTTGTCGGCGTTAATCGCGGCCCCGCTCATCATGTCCGGGTTACCGGCCGCAAGGTTATACCAGCCATACAGATTCTGTGTCATCTGCAGAGTGTTTTCATTCGCACCTTCGTACGACACAATGTTGACCCCATTCGGGTCCTCACTGGCCACCCACTCACCGTCGATAGCATCTTGTACTGCCATGGCAGAGTCGTAGTTCGCCGGACTATAGAGCCCGACATTCTTCTGACGATCAGCCTGATCCATGCCCTTCTTGAACAGACGGTTTGCCATGTCCCCGAGGTCTCGCCATACACCAACAGGTGCGACCGGGAACGGGTTATCAGGCACCGGCTGCGTGATGGAGCCGAACGTATACGAGCCGTCAGGTGGGCCGTAGTACTCCTGCACGTTGAGGAAGTCCTGCATCACGGCTTCCGCGGGATCGGGGATGTAGCAAATGGACTCAGCTTCCGGCACCCACACCTCTACGACGTTGACATAGTCCTGCCAAGCGTTGAACGTCATGGACTGCGGGTCTTCCTGCGTAAGTGCCTCAGCCCTCTCCCCGCTGTCGTGCTTCGTCCCCGCACGCGGGAGACGCCTGATCAGGTCCTTGTCCCACCCATCCATTTTCATAAGCCGGGCCCGCTCGATATGTATGCGGTGCCCAATAAAGTTCGCCTTGCTGAAATCGCGACACATAGGGTCGCAAGTCATGTCGTCCAGGCTGATCAGCTGTGTATAGATCTGCATCGGATCGACGCCGATGTCCTCAACAATGGTGTTGGTGTAGTCGAGCGACGTCTTGAACGGGGCCAGGCCACCGAGGGCCATGTCGACAAGACCAGCCCGCAGTATCCTGTGCATTTTCAGTTTTTCGTGTAGGTCACCGAGGGCCAAGCCCATCTTCTCGGCATAGTCCCGCTGCTGCAGGATCTTGGTGAGTACCTTCGTCATCCCGTTCTTCTGCACGAGGTTCGGAACCAGCGCACGGATGGCAAGGAACGTAAGGTTGATCGGCCGCTCACCGGTCATGCCGTGTTCCTTAGCCATATACTCGCCGATGTATTCCTTGATGGCATACGCCCGGGCCTTGCGGAACCGCTCGAACCGTCGGAACCCCTCCAGGGTGCTCTCACTCAATTTCTTTGCAGTCAGTGATCGGGACATGAATGCCTCTATCTGAATGAATACGGTTTCTGCCAGCCCTTGGGCCTCTTCAACTCCTGTTTCCACTTGTTGAACCGGTGCTCCCATGTAGCCTCGGGGGCACCAGAATAGTTCGTACGCGGCTTTACCTTCACCTTATTGAGCGTCGTCAGGGCATCGGCGATAGTCCTGTCACCATGCCCCAGGTAATCGGCCGCGCTCTTGTCGATCAACTCAGCCGGGCCAACCTTGCCGCCCGGATATGTGATGTACGTCTTAGTCTGGTCAAGGCTCTGCTGATCGCGGTTGATAACTTTGCCTTCACGCAGCTGTCGCTCGTACTCGCGGAGCAGCAGATTCTTGCGCTCGCGACTGGAGTGCCAACCGTACTTCGCCGTCTTCTTCGTCACTACCTGGCCAATCGTTTCATCGCGGTAGTAGAACGGGTACTTCATCTGCTTGATGAGTACGTTACCGAAGTCCCACCCGGGCCCGTTCATTTCCCAGACGATAAATGGCAGGTGGCGGGGTGCGGCACCTCCGACCCATACGGCCAGAGCGGCGATAGTTCGCGCGGCATCGTATGGCGGGCTAGTCTTACTAGCCCACTTCGCGACGATCTCGCCCGTCCGGTCACATCGGATCGAGGCAACGGACTCCGTTGTTGTTTCACCGCCCTGCCCTCTTGATAGGTCGATGCCTACCGTGTACGTCTTGGTCTGGTCAAGCCGCCCCTTTATCAGCGGAACCCAAACGCTTAGCTCGCCCTTCGGGTCTCTAGTCAATCGGATGGCCTTGAGGTCCCGGCGACGAAGCAACACTTTTGATGCTTCTCCATTTGATATCTTGTCACGCAGTGATATGTTCAGCTTCGTACTGGGCTTACGCGCGTACATGGCAGCGTGCGCGTCGATCTCAGTGTTCGTGAAGAAAGTATCGCCTACGGCACCTTCCATCGCGTACAACTCTTTGGCAACCTCTTTCCACCCGCATCGGGCGATCTCATGCTCGGCAAAGGGCGACGTAATCCTGTAGTCCTCTGTAACGTCGTCCTGCAGAATGAATCGGCCCTTGCCCTTGGACGGAGAGTCCCAGAACATCAGGGGGAATACCTTGATCCGCCCACTATTCTTCCAGTTCGAGTATGCCGAGCCAGGCAGATCGACTGTTGAGTTCACCACGCGGCACGGGCAGACCGGGGCAGTGGATCGCATGATGCTCTCCCCGTTGTCCATCTTACTCATCTCATCTAGCAGTATGATAGCGGCCCGGTCACCGGTAAACGCGGACTTGTTCGTGCTCTCACCGGCAATGGTTGACCCGTTCAAGACGTTATGAATCCGCATACTAGTACGGTTGTCACGCCCCCTGCGAAGTACACCGGGGGGACATAACCAGCTGGGGAGGTATGCATTTATCGTGTCGTGTTTGAAAAACAGTGACTTCGATATCGGGCTGTCCACGAGGTCTTCTACACGTGACATCTCTCTCAGCTGCGTGTTCGGCCGGAACAGCCACAGCCAGTGCAGAAAGCCCGCGCACAACCACGAGGCTCCAAGGTCTCTTGACTTGTCAATGAGCCCGTCTTCGCCGCTACGGAACCGGTCCCAGATGAAGTCTATCATCTCTTCCTGGCGAACCCAGCATATCCACGGGTGCAGCGCCACTTTGGCGGGCACATTGCCCCATGTCGTCTCCGATACCTCCTGCTCGTGGAGGGTCCATATGAAAGCATTGAAAAACAGGATCGGGGACGCCGTGCACGCAGCTATAAGATCGCGCTGTAGCACAGGGTCCTTCTCAGCCCGGTGCAATAGCTTCTCCCGGTACTCACGGTTACCACCGTCTGTGACGGGCACCACGAGACCTGTGTGCGGGCATGTCCAGGATACCCTGTCCGATGGGAACGGACTACTAAGCTGTGGCTTGACTATTGCCATCAATGTCCCCGAGCACATCGTCTGCCATCGTATTCAGCCGCTCTTTATTCAGTCGCGACACGCGGTCAGGTACGCTCTCTTTACCGTCGTCGCCCCTGGGATCAGTAGAGCCCGGCTTGCCATCAGAGCGGTCGAGTACGATCTTGACATAATCAATACTGCCCGGCGTGACATCACCATCCTCATCTGTCGCGGGCAGGGCCCGCTCCCAGCAGTGCCGGGCCAACGCCTCAGCCTTGCTTATAATCCGCGGGGGGCCTGGGATACCGGCGCTAACGTCCTGCACCACTTCTGTCAGTTCTGTGCCTACCGACCGTATGAGTTCGCTCAGGGCCTTACCAGCCCGCTGCTTGCTGCCAAGCTCTCTCATGTCGTCACCGTGCGGATGTGGCTCGCCGCTCTTTTTCTTAGCCATACTACTCCTGTCCAAACCGCAGGCCGTCGCCGAACAGCCGTAAGCTGCGTACGCGGCCGAAATCAGTGAGGTAGACTCGCTCTATCTTAATGCCCCAGCCACGCGCCGCCTTGGCCAGGCCGCGGCCGATCTCTGCCTTCACGGCCGTGATATCGGAACACTCGGCCAAGGACCGAGCCTGTAAGTAGTCCAGAATCACGCCTAAAGCCAGCGTGCTAAGGGCTTTATCGACGTCAACAACTGTAAAAAGCGCCTTTTCCACGTTCTCGATGTGGTATCTGAGGCATCCGGATACCACCAACTCACTGCCATCCAGGGTCCGCACCGTCTGCGGGGGGAGGTCGACTACCTGTGTCACCACCTCCATGGCGATTATCTTCTGTAGGATCGGCCAGGCAAAATACCAGCCCGGCCCTATGATCCTATATCTGCTACCGCAGGTGACCCTAGCCGCCATTTCGTTGGGCTCAATCATCACTAACTGCGGTAGCAGGGACAGGACCTTATCGAATATTTGCTGGAGCCACTCCACTATACAGCCCGGCCGTTTCGCGTGATCAGGCCGCGTTCCCTGAGTTTTTTGTACCTCTGCTCATACTGCGAGAACGTCATGCCCCCGTGCGCGTATGTATCACGCAAAGCCTGCTCCTCGCGGGTGGTCTGGTCCTTGCGTTTCCACGATCCCTTGGTGCTCATCAGTTCACCTCTAGGTCCAGATCACGTCTGAGGTCCCCCAGGGAGATCCCCTCGTCCTTGGGCCAAACCACACTGATATCCTCTTCCTTGACGACCAACGCGGGCTTGCCGTCGACGGTCAGGTCGAACATCTTGGTCTGCATCACCCGCATCATGGTGAGCAGTGGCACGAGAACAGTGTCACCAACAGCTACTGTGGTGATACTTTCGTCAATGCAGATGACCTCGCCAATGTTGGATTCCTCTTGCGAGGATTCAGGCAAAATTATTCCCCTACGTTCGCTCTGATTTTCACCGCGTACAATTATGATGTTTCCGTTTAGGCACTTCATTATGTTCCCCATACTCAGTACTATTTCAGTTCGTCAATAGCGTTCACCAACCGCTGCATCTCGTAGGTGACGTCGAACGTCTCCTCGACCACGTTGAATCGGCACAGTGCGAAGTGAGTCCGCACAGCGCCAATAGTATCAACGAAACGAGATATAGGTACAGAGAAGTTAAGACATGGGTCCTGGCCCGCAACAAGGACACCAATAACCTCACCCTGCATACTAAAAATAGGTCCCCCAGAATTTCCGGGATACGCTGGACTCGTGCTTTGCAACATCACGTGCCAGTCGAACCGCTGCTCCCGTCCCCACCCTCTACGGTTGTACAGGTCTCTATCAAGGGCTGACAAGATACCCACGGACACTGAATTGAAGTTGTCACTGCCCAGGGGGCTCCCCATGATAACCACGTGTTGTCCCACTCTGAGTACGTCTTCCGTAGCCAGTGTTGCGTAGGGGAGATTGGGTTCGGCCCCCGCGAGGTCGAGCATAAGGAAGGTGATATCATTCTCTCTATCCTCCAGCACGTAGCCAGGCTTCACCTCGAACACGCGGCCGTCATCAAGCGTAACCTCATAATCGCCTGGCTTGCTGTCGGATACATGTTTCGCAGTGAACAAGATTCCGTCCGGGGAGATGAGACACCCCGATCCCTGGTGTTCGCCAACCTTGCGGATATGCACGACGCTGCCGCGCACGTCCTCGATCAGGTCGGGGAGTCGGTTGTCAAGGGCATTAACTACGTCACGCGGCGCTGGGCCGTGTGTGCTCATGGTTATTGCCACGAGACCCATGGCAACAATGACGACAATAGCTGCAATAGCAACTATTACCGGGGTTTTACTCACCGGCGCCCTCAGCGTTACTGTCCCGTCACCCATCCTCAGTCCCCTTCAAACTTACTAACGGCCTTCGCCAGCTTACCCACCAACGGGAGCACATGTTCCTCGACGTACTTCACCGCTACATTGACTTCACCAAACGCTTTGGTGAGCAGCTTGAGTTCCTGTTCCGTGAGTCGCAACTGTACTGTCTTCGGCTTTTCCATCTGTGTTCCCCTTACTGAATGTTAATCGGTTTCGTTCTCAACGAAAGTCTCTGCGGTGACAATCTGGGCGGCGAGGTCTTCATCTGAAACGGCCATACTACTCTCCCTTAACTTTGTCCGCCAACTTCGGAACCATCACAATTGGCGGTAGGAACTGCGTTATGGGCCTTGACCGTCCCATCGTCTTCTACAAACAGATACCATGCAGTGCCATTTGCACTGTGGCACTTAACATATCCAGGAGTATTCCCCCCTGACCCGTCCCACAGGGTAATAGTACCATTAGTTACTCCATCGGCCCCAGCAGTTATGGCCCCGTTTGCTACCGCGACACCCCCATTAGCATACAGTTGCCCAATAATCTCTTCCGCACCGGCGACGGTGAGGGTGCCGCTCGGTGGAGTGATTGTGTTTTGGTCTGTGAAGTCCAGACGTGCGCGGCCAAATAGGTTTGCCATCGTTGGGATCTCCTTGTCTCTATGTGTCAGCCGCTGATTCCTGAGTACTCCGCGATCACAGTCCCTGTGTGGGTCGTGGGCACAAGCACCCAGCTGTTGATACCACACCGATCGAAAGCAATCTGGGCAATGTAGTCGTCATCGCCGCTGATCACGCCGATAGGCTTTAGGAACTTCTCGTTACTGATCACGATTTTGTCGACCCAGAGGTCCGTCGCCGATGTCCGCTCCTGCGTCCCAACTGTGCAAGTGAGCGTGGCCGCGCGGTCGAAGTAGTCACCCTGTCCGCGACACTGCAGTAAGTCGAAAACAAGACTATCGGCATCTGTGGTGCCCGAGAACCTGAGTACAAGGCCCGCGTGCTTGGCGTTGGGCTCGAAGATCTGAACCCCTGCCAGGGCCTGGAGGTCCGCGTAGGTGCGTGCGTCCACGCCCGGGGTAGCTACGGCGGCTGTCATGGCCGTGAGGGCTGTGAAGCTGAGGTTATCGGTTATGTTGACGACCTGATTCATCGTTCTGTGCTCCTCTATTGGTGATTTTGTTACTTTGGACGCCGGATGATTATGGCAGCCCTACATGTAGCGAGTAGTCGTCCCTACAATACCTTGCAGTTGTCATTCTGGATGTGCGGGGTCGGGAATACATATATTTTTATATCTTGTATTTTCGGGGCCCGGAATTTTTGGTGTGGCTCGCCGGTCTACCAACGGGACTCCTTCCGGCAACACGGCACATTCAAGGGCCATACCCCCGGGGGTCGCACGCTCCGCGCCATAGATGAGCGCACGCGCACGCGCTCAGTCATACCACCAACTAAATAAGAATTAACTTGCACATCACACAATCACACACTATACTTAACGTAGCCAATCATGGCGACGAGGAGTACACAATGGACAGAACCACGCATCTGTACGGTATCACCTTGCAAGAACATGACGATGGTTTCTTCCTATGCTGCGACGCGTGCATGGGTGACGGATGGTTCGCGGGCAACGGGCCGTCGCGACAAGAGATTGAAGATTTTGCGGCAGACCATATCAACTGCGAGTGACAAGGGGACACACGATGACAATCACACTAACCAACGGGACACGTATCTGTTTCGGACCTACGGGCTTTAGCGTTTCAACACCTAACGAGCCCGTGACGTACTAACATGCCGCGCATCATATGGCAACTGGCAGTACTGATATACATGGCACTTTGTTAAGGGGTGACACTATGAAGACCATACAGGAATATGAGATCATTAAGCATGGTATCGAGCATAGCGACTATTTCCAGGGATGCAGTATCAGCTTTACGGGGTTCACTGACGTCGGCACTGGTATAGGCAACAGTGAGTTTGAGGCCCTTGACGATGCGCTTAACCAATTGGCACAGAACGACTGGGACGTCGGCGGCCACAAGCTCTTAAATGCCGACACGGAAAGAGCCAGCATGGTAGACGTAATTTCGCCATACCACTTTCACTTTGACGTGGACGATCGTAGGGAAAGCCCATGGGTTCACGTATCAGTACGCGTAAGATAGGAGGGCACACGATGTTATACGCAATCAAGCACGGAACCAAATGGGGCATGGTGCGCAACAAGCGCAAAGCCATCAAGCTTGCTAAGGCAAACGACGGGCAGGTCTACGAACACGAGGGCATCCCGGAGATCAACGCATGGGATTGGCCGACGTTCGTAATTGGCGCGACACGTATTTACTAGGGGGATCGGGAAGATGATACGCAACGGAACTACGTACCATGACGAAACATCAGAAGAGATAGTGACACTACTGGAGAATATCAGACAACAAGGCACACGTGTACGCTTCCACTGGGGCGACGTGACAACTGGAAAAGACTGGGGCGACAAGTATAACGTCGCCGGAAGGATCGGCCGGTCGATGGGACCGAACAAAATTCCTATCTTGATGCATAATCGACGTTCGTCGGGTGGTGGCGCGATACTTGACCACTGTATCGTGAGGATAGCGGCCTCTAGGGGCGGTCGCGAGCTATATAGGCACCCCACCTACCATGTGTAGGGGATCGTCCAGCACAGAGCACGTGGGGGCCCTTAATGGGCCCCTACGTTCGTTGGTGGTGTGCGCTGGAGGGGTCCAAGACCACGAAAAACACCGATTTTTAGCTAACTTGCTACTACATTTGTAGTAGAAGGACCTTTTCACCATTTACACCCCACCCACTCCAACCTAATGTCACTCACTGGGCTATTGAAAACCGGCCCCCACAAACCCTAAACTCTCTTTTACTCCCTTTACTCCACCTAAGAGAAGAAATAGTATAGAGTAAGCAGAGAGGAGAAATATTAACTTAGACAACGTCCAATAATACAACACAATGTTAACAACATATAAAACAGGTTATAAGACGTGAAACAGGCCCCCATCGGGAAATACTCTCTATACGGAGCTGAGTAAACCCCCAAAAGAGGGAGCAGAGGGAGTAAATCCGCACTTACGACCCCAACATCGCCGATTTATATACTCAGACGGAGTGACATACAGGTAGGAGCGCGAGGGAGCAGAGGGAGTGCCAGCACACTAATTTACTAGGGTATAGGCTAGATATAGGACCTAAAGCAAAACAATTGAAAATAGATTCCGAGATAGATTTAATCTATGTGTTTGAAATCCATATAACTATAGATTGAAACTAGCGCCAAACGGCCCCCCAAACCAATAGATTCAATCTATTAATCGCAAAGTTCCCCCTTGCAATCATGCCGATCATATGTTATACTGTACAAAACGTCCAAATATATGGAGAACCAAAAATGATGACACCGACCCACCTACGCGATATTA